GACCGTGGGCAATGTAGCGTTCTGGTCGAAGGATCTAGCCAAGGGCGGCATAGCCTTCAACGTCCTGAACCCGCAAGTGATCGACGGGATTCGGGGCCTCAACCTCAAGATGGCCGACGCGCTGAAGGATGACGTGCGGGACGTGGTTCGGGCGTTTGTCGAGAATGGGCTGCGGGATGGCGTAGGACCAAGGACCATAGCGCGAGGCATCAGGAAGACGGTCGGGCTGACAGCCCCACAACTGGACTATGTGGGCAACTTCCGCAGCCAGCTAGAGAACAACTCGCGGGCGGCACTCAATAGGCAACTAGCGCGGGGTATGATCCGCCGCCCCGATGGTTCAATGGCTTTCGTGCCGGGCCATGCCGGCGGAACGGGTGTCAGCAAGCGGGACCTAGCGGCCATGCAGAGGGTACTCGGCACAAGCGAAAAGCTATCCACGAAACAGATTGACCGCATCACGGCGTCCTACACCCGAAGGCTGACCGCGTGGCACTCGGAGACATTGGCCCGCACGGCCACGGTGGACAGCCTCAAATCGGCCCAGCATCTCAGCACAGAGCAGGCCATCCAGCAGGGCATCCTACCTCGTGAGCTAATGAAGTCGGAGTGGGTAACCTCTGGAGATAGCCGGGTCAGGGACGAACACACTTCCATGAATGGCGAGGTGATACCGTTCGGCACTTCGTTTTCTAACGGCCAATCGATACCGGGTGAATCAGACTACAACTGCCGGTGCATCAAACGCGACTTCCTGGGGAGGGAACCGACATGAGTGTTGATTTTAAGAAAGAGGGCGACCTGATCTGTGAGGCGCTTGTTCGGGAGATGTATCAATCCCGGAGGTGGACGGCAATCGTTGAAGCGTGGCAAGCCCTCATGCACGTCAGGCAGCAACAGAAGAATCACTGTGCGGAAATGGAGCATCTTTGCCGCACTCCTTCCGGTGGGATGTCTAGTGGAAGTGGTGGGGTTTCCCAATGACCAGAGCCGAGAAAAGGAAGGTCCACCGCGAGGCAAAGAAGGCCGTGAAGAAGGGCAAGCTCCCAAAGAAGCAGGAGCAGCGGATCAGGCTAACGAATCCGGTATCTGACCACTTCCCGGCCTTCATCTTCGGCAACTCGACCATCTGTGAACGGGTAGCGAAGGAGGGATCTGGCAAGGGGCTCCATCTGGTCATCTGCGGCGCGGGTCCGACCCTGGCCGACCACATTGAGGAATACGGCCCTCCTGCCGATCATGTCTGGGGCTGCAACTCTGCGGCCACATGGCTGGTGGACAACGGGCACAAATGCACGCACGGCTTCACGGTAGACCAAACGCCGCATATGCTTGAGGAGTGGTACAGTGCCCCGGACGTAGACTACCTCCTGGCCTCAAGCTGCCACCCGCACCTTGCCGAATACCTGATGAGCAAGGGCCGCGAGGTGACGTTCTTCCACAACTTCGTAGGCATCCGGGGCAGGGATGATGTAACGATCGAGGGCGGGCAAATCCTGACCTTCGAAAAATATATGTACTCCGCCCTCTACGAACAGACGGCCATTGTCGGCTCTGGGCTCAACGCCGTGACCCGCGCCATTGATCTGGCCTGCTTCATGGGCTACGAAACGATCAAGGTGCTAGGGGCTGATTGCGCGTTCCAGTTCACGGAGCCATGCCCGCAGGACGTGGACGGAAGCCCGGAACATATGCGATGGCTTACGGAATGTACCAAGATGCACGTTGACGGCGGGCACGCTCTGGCCTCAGAAGCTACAGCCGTAACGCTAGGGGCTGATATCGACGGACGGCACTGGGAAACCAAGCCAGACATGGCGATTAGCGCGGTCTGGCTTGTGATGATGGCGCGAGGACTTCCGTACCTTGAGCTAATTGGCGACACGCTGCCCAATGCGTTGATGGAGAAGCCGGAGGATTTCCTGGACAGCCTCCCGGCGCTGACCGACTCTGAGGGTGTGCCGATGAAGTACAATCTAGCGGCCCAACTCTATGGTGAGCCTTTACAAGAGGCGGGCAAGTCCGTACCTTGAAGGTTGAATAGATGAAATGCAGGATAGTGGTCCAACAGTGACCCGATAGCGCACGTTGCGCCTCGGGTCTTTTTTTCCATACGGTGTGAACCACGCCGAACGCTGGTAGCGCCAGCAAGGAGTAAACATGGAAGGTGATGGAGGCACAAAAGATGCGACCTTCACCCAAGCCGACATTGATGCGGCTGTGGCGGAAGCGAACACCGGACTCGAAGCGAACCGCAACGAAGTCCTGGGGGATCTAAGGAAGGCGAAGGACGCGCTCAAGGTGTTCGATGGACTGGACGCCAAAGCGGCGCGGGATGCGTTGGCCGAGTTGAGAGAGATCAGGGAGAATGTCGCCGCAGGAGACAAGGGCGCAACCTCTGAACAACTCAAGACGATTCGTGCCGAGAACCTGGCGAGCATCGAGGAAAAGTACGCACCTATCAGGACCGACAACGAAACGCTGCGGACCAGGGTACGGACACTTGAACTCGATAACGTCATCAAGAGCAAGATGGGAAAAAGCGGTGTCAAGGCTAACCGTATCGATGCCCTATTCCGCTTGGAAAAGGATGCCTTCGACCTCACAGATGAGGGTGAGCCCATCCTCAAGGGCAAGGAAGGCCAGGACATCGATAAGTACATTTCGGACGTGCTTAGTCTGGAGTATCCCGAATTCTACGAATCATCGGGCAGCAGTGGGGGCGGCGCCTCCAAATCCCTTAGCAACGCTAAAGGAAAAACGAGAACCGTAGCGGCCAGCGACAAGTCGGGCCTTTCCGCGAACGTTGAAGATATCGCTAAGGGCACCGTCACAGTCGAAATCTAGGCCAACTCACTGCCGGGTGTTGGACCCGGCCAAAATAGGAGCATTACCGTGTCCAATACCATCACTCATGTAACCCCGCAACTCTTGGCTCGGGGCCTCATGACCCTGCGCGAGAACGTTGTTTTCCCGCGTCTCGTGAACAGAGACTACCAAGGACTCGCCCAGGCGAAGGGCGCGGTCATCAACATCCCGAAGCCGTCCAGCATTACCGCTCGGTCCGTCACGCCTTCCGTGACCATGAACTCGAACGTCGATTCGGCCCCCACCACCGTAGCCGTCACGATGGACCGCTGGTACGAGGCTCCCTTCCAGGTTTCCGACCAGGATATGGTCGAGACTACGGGAAGCGAGAGCTTCATTCCCATGCAGGCTTCTGAGGCCGTCAAGGCTCTAGCCAATGACATCGACTCGTTCATCTGGGGCAAGCACACCGGCATCTACAGCCAGAGCGGCACCGCCGGAACTGCGCCCTTCGCCACCACGATCAGCGTTGCGGTATCGGCCCGCACGCTGCTCAACTCCCAGCTTGCGCCCATGACCGACCGGCGCGGCGTCCTTGATCCTTCCGCCGAGGGTGCCATGCTGGAGCTCGGCAGCATCCTCAAGTTCGACGAGAGAGGAGACCAGGGCGGGATCATCAATGGTGAGATCGGTCGCAAGCTCGCCATCGACTGGTATATGGACCAGAACGTCAGCACCTACACGCCCGGTACGGCATGGGTCGCTGGCTGGACCTTCGAAGCTACCGGGACGGTCGGTGAAACCACAGTGACATTCACCAACGCCACCGCCACCGGGAGCATCCTGGTTGGGGACGTATTCAGCTACTCCGGCCAACAGTACGTCATCACGGTAGTGGCTGCGGTTGCAATCGCCGGAACGGCTGTCAACGCCCTCCAGTTCTACCCGCCCCTCAAGACCGCTGGAACCACGGGCCTTGCGGTGACTATCGGCGCGGTGGCTGGCACTGACTACACGGCGAACCTGGTGTTCCACCGTGACGCCTTTGCCTGGGTATCCCGGCCTCTGGCTGATACTCAGGGACTCGGCAACGCCATCCTGGCGATGACCGATCCGCTGTCCGGTGTGTCGCTCCGGTTGGAGCTTTCCAGGCAGTACAGGCAGACTACCTACGCCTATGATTACCTGGGGGGTGCGAAGCTGATCCGGGCCGAGTACGCCACGAAGATTCTCGGGTAACTCCTCCGAAACAGCGCCGGGGGTTGCACGACCCCCGGCCTGTTCTCCTGAATCTCTAAGGGGGATCTCATGGCCCTAGTAATAATTGCAACCGCAGGCGGGGCCTCGGCCAACAGCTTCATTCTGCTGACGGAGGCTGAAACCTATATGCTGGGGCGCGGCAACACGGCTACTTGGACCGCCGCCTCTGACGATGAAAAGAATATCACGCTGGTTGAGGCCACGAGGGAAATCTCCCTCATGCGCTTCATTGGCGTTCGGGCCGATGGCACTCAGGCGCTATCCTGGCCCCGTAATCTCGCGGTCAATCCCGACGATCCCAACCACGACTACTTCGGTTCCTCTGTTATCCCCGTTCGGGTCAAGAACGCGACGGCGGAACTAGCCTTCCAATACCTCAAGGCTGGGACGACGGACCTCGCGGCCCTCGACCCCAAGACGAACATAAAGTCCAAGCAGGTTGACGTGCTGAAGACGGAATACTTCAGCCCTAGCGGTTCCGTGGCCGGCGTGGCCCGCTACCCGTTTGCCATGTCCCAACTCCGGCTCCTACTCAAGAACGCGGGCCTAACGGTCCCGCTGATCCGGGGATGAGTTACGCCGCCGAACACGCCGGGGCCTTGGCCGATGTTGCGGACGCGGGTGCGGCTGTGACGTTCACGCTTTCGAGCCCCGGCACTTACGATGCCGCTACGGATACCTGGACCACGCCGGTAGAGACGACGGTCGCCGGTCAGGCCATGCAGGTATCGGGCAACCCGGAAGACTACCGGGAACTATCTCTCGTTGAATCCGAGGCCCCTACGCTTTTGTTCGCTCCCACGACCTACGGCAGTATGCCCGATCTGGGATATACCGTTGTTTGGGCATCCAAGACCTACACGGTGAAGATGCTTTCACCCCTACAGCCCGACGGGACAACGATCCTGGCGCGTCTGGTGGTGGGCAAGTAATGGCTAACTGGGAACGGGCCATAGACGACTTCGAGCGCAAGGTCCGGACGAACATCGTCAAGATCCATGCGCGGACGGCGTTTGCTATGCGGGACTCAGTGGTGGACGGGTCTCCCACTACGGGCGCACCGGGTCAGCCCGTGGACTTGTCCACGCTGAAGAACTCCTGGCAACTAACCTTCCCCTCACCCCTATTGGCTCGCTTGGTAACGAGCCTGGCCTATGCCGAAGGCATCGAAAACGGCGTGGGTCCACATGGGCCGATAACCTTGAGGTCTACGGTCGGTGGGTTCCAATCGGTCAAGATGACGCGGCTGGGGGTTCAGAAGGTGGCCGATGAGGCGGTTCGCGAGGTGGTCAGGATATGATAAATCATTACCTGATCCAGAAGGCACTCCGGGCCAAGCTTCTAACGCTATCGGTTGCCACCACCGGCAGCGCAACCCTAGCAGCGACCGCCACCGGGTACAGTCGGACGACGGGATCTTTCCTGACCGATGGCTTCACGCCCGGTATGGAGGCTACTCCTACGGGCTTCACTCAGACCGCCGTGGGAACCGTCACAGCCGTTACAGCCCTCACCATGACCATCAACGGGGGACGGACAGTACAGAGCGCAGGAGCGGGCAGGACGCTCGCCGTTGGGCTTCCCTCGGGTCAGGCATGGGAAAACGTCCAGTTCGACCCGACAACCGGAAGCCCCTGGGTTGAAGAGAACTACCTACCCGGTCCCATGGAACAGATCACTCTCGGACAGTCTGGAGTCCTAGAAGCTAATCCCGCTCTCGTGGTCAAGGTATTCGTGCCGACGGCCAATGGGATCGGCGCGGCGCGTTCCTATGTGGACGCGCTCTTCACGCTCTTTGCCCCAAGAACTAGCCTCACGGTTGCCGACCATACGGTCACCGTGCGTACTCAGCCTTCACCCTATGCGGGCCAGCTTATCCAGATCGAATCAGGGTTTGCGGTTTGTCCGTTCACAGTGCCGCTCCGCGTGAGGACGGCCAACTCAGTCTAAGGGAGGAACCCCATGACGTATCAGGATGGGTGTAACATCCTCGTGGCACTCAAAGCGGAGACGACCACAGGTGTTGCCGTAGCTACAGTGACCGGGGCTCAACAGCTTCGGCTCAATGACAGTCCCGGCCTCAACCTCAATCGTGCCGTTGTGCAGAGCGAGGAAAAGAGGTCGGACGGAATGAAGACGATAGGACGGCTTGGCTTCAAGACCGTCGATGGCTCGTTCAGCTGCGAACTCAGCCCCGGTGGTGCGACGGACGTGCTACTCGAGGCGGTCATGCGCGGGACGTGGGCAACCACAACGGCTATCACCTTTGGTTCAATGACCAGCATTACCACGGGCACCAATGAGGTTATCGCGGTTGCTGGCGACTGGGTGGGAACCCAAGGTATCCGGGTGGGCGATGTGTTCCGGCTTTCGAACCACAGCACCGCCGCGAACAATAACAAGAACCTCATGGTCACCGCCGCCACTTCCCTAACCCTCTCGGTAGCCACCAACCTCCTGACGGCTGACGCGAGTGCGGACGCCACGGGCACGTTGACGGTTCTTCGGAAGCTCATCAACCCGGCCACGCCGACCCGGCGGTCCTTCAACATTGAACAGCACGACAAGCTGATCGGCCTGTCGGAAGTCTACCTTGGGTGCCGGTGCGTGGGCCTCAACCTGTCGTGCCAGCCGGGCGCGATGGTGCAGGTGCAGTACACCTTCCAGGGCCTGGACCGGAATGCGATGGTGACCGGGACTAGCCCGTTCTTCACCTCACCCACGCTAACTACATCGCTTGGCATGATTGCCGACGATTCCTCAATCCGCTTCAACGGGGCGCTCGTAACCGACTTCACGGGCTTTGATCTGAATTTCCAGATTACCGCCAACGGAGTGCCGGTCATTGGTTCACTCACGAGCCCCGATATGTTCGACTGTGACCTCGCGGTTAGCGGCACAATCACCGGACTCCGGAAAGATTTCAGCAATATCACGCTCTACGATGCCGAGACTGAATTCGAAGTCTCAGTTCTCCTTCAGGAAAGCGAGAGCGAGCCGAAGTCGTGCCTGGGTATCTTCATCCCCCGGTCCAAGTTCCAAAGCCTGACCGCTCCGGTTGGTGGGAGCGATGGCGCGAAGATCGAAACCAAGGAATTGATGATCGGACCGAAGGTCGCCGCTACTGGCTACGATGCGACCGTCGCCGTGTTCAGTTCTTCCGAAGCCCCATAAACCCCCGACCCGTGCGCCGCACGAACGCACGGTTATTGAACTTCTGGAACACCGGTCTAGTGTCCCGTCACCGCCCCTCCGGGGGTCTCGTGCCGGTGGCGGGATGCGAGGCCCTTTTGGAGGCAAACGATGGCGAGCATTGGGCAGATTCAAGCACTGGTCGAGCGGGACGATGAGGGTGCAGTGGTACCCATCTTCAAGAAGAACGGCGACCCGTATCTGGGGATGGATGGCGAACCCTCCACGTTTACCGTTGTGGGTTCGGAATCCAAACTCTACCGTGGGGCCAAGCACGCCCACATGAGGCGACTGCAGAAACGCGCCCGGCGTAGTGGTGGCCTGACCGAAACCCCTGAACAGATGGCAAAAGACAGCCGCGAATTGATCGCCGCCGCGGTCATCGCGTTTAGTGGTTGGGATGACGGCAAAAAGGAACTGCCATTCACACCCGAGAACGTCAAAGAACTGTTGGTCTTCGACCACATTTTCGAGCAAGTCAATGTCGGGGTCCAGGGCCACGCGGATTTTTCCTCTGCGGGCTCAGAGAGCTAATCGAATATGTGCGCCATCAAACCCTGCTCAACCGGAAGGCCAAGGACGGCTCAAGTACGCGAGCCCATCTGGCAGAGGCCGCACGCAGGGGATCAGAGAGCGCACAGGAGCAGCTACAGGGCCCAGACCCACCCGAGGCGATGCTCTACCTATCCGAGTGGGCGTTTGCCCTCTGTGGCCGCTCTGGTGCGTCCATGGAGGGCTTGGCCCCACTCTCGTACCAGACGCTAGAGGCGTGGTCAAGAATGAACGGCATCACGCTCGATTCCCTGGAGGAGCGGGCGTTACTTGAACTGGATGCGGTAATCCGTAGGCCAGAGCGTGATGAGGAAACAGAAGGACCGAAACCGGAAACGCTGAAAGAGGATCATCAATGGCCGACATCGCAACGCTAGGGCTAAAACTGGATGGCCGTGGGCTTCGTGCTGAGGCCATCCAGTCGACCGACAGCCTTGACAAGATGAAGAAGGCCGGGTCTAGCTTGCAGACCACGATGAAGTCTCTGGGGATAACCCTGGGGGTTGCCGCCGGGTTTGCTATACTGGTGAGTGAGTTGAAACGGGGCGTTAGGGAAGCTATCGACTTCAACAAGGCGATGGCCGAAGTTCACACCCTCCTGGCAGGGACGGGCGATGACATTGAAAAGGTATCGAAGCAAGTCCGGGCGCTATCGGTTGAGTTTAACCAATCCCCAGTAGAACAGGCCAAGGCCCTTTATCAGGTCGTGTCTGCCGGTGCGGCCAATGCTGCCGAAGCTAACAAGATCCTTATCGTAGCCAACCGTCTTGCTGTTGGTGGTATTACAGATGTAGCCACGGCGGCTGACGGGCTTACGTCCGTTCTAAATGCCTATGGCCTTGCGGCAAGTGAGGCGGGCAACGTTTCCGACGCGCTTTTTGTTGCGATGAAAGCCGGGAAGACGACCATCGGAGAAATGGCCTCCGCACTTGGCAACGTGGCACCCCTAGCGGCGCAGGTCGGAATCAATATCGACGAACTGACCGCCGCAACCGCCGCACTCACAAAGGGCGGCATCAATACCAAGGTCGCCATCACGGGCCTTCGTGCCATCATGGCGGCTGTTGTCAAGCCAACTTCCGAGGCCGCAAAGGAGGCGGGACGGCTCAATATAGAGTTTAACGCCGCAGCCCTTCAGGCTCAGGGCCTTGCCGGGTTCATGGACACCCTTGTTACGGCGACAGGTGGTAGCACAGACAGCCTTGCCCAACTCTTCGGTGGCGTAGAGGCGTTGGTGCCCGTGATGGCACTGGCGGGACAGGCGGGCAATGACTTTGCCGACATCTTGGAATCCATGGGGGCCAAGGCGGGGGCCACCGGAGAAG